TAGCCCACGCATTCATTGGTTTACTGCTTGGAGTAGCTGTAGCCATGTAAAATCGCTTAGGAGGGTGTTTTTGCAGGTACTGATAGGCTGCTTCAAACATCTGTGACGCTTTTGGTATCTGAATCCGATTCCGTTGCCTGGTTTCTGGCAATACACCTAGCATATTGTGAGCTTCGTCGAATATAACAGTATCGAAACCTTCGATTGAATCCCAGTCCCTGCGGAACTCTTCTTTTGACATAACTGTGAGATTTTGGTCCAAGTTGAATTTGTTGTTGTTCTTTTGCCACGTCTCATCAAGTTTTTGCTGCTTTGGGCACACTACCAATATACGACCTTCACCAAGCACCAGACACGTCAAAGTCTTACCGACTCCAGTACCGAGGAACACTCCTGTTGTCTGTTTATTCTCAATAATAATTTCCTTCTGTATATCGTAGAAGTTAATCCCCGGATATTTTTGAGGCCAATCTATTACTGTGTAATCAATTTGATATTCCATATTAGAAGTCTAAATCTTGCGGATAATGTGACACGCGGTTCAGGTCAACTCGGGGGGTGGTGTCTTCGAAGTTAACGTCAGCCCAACTACTGGCCACATCGACCCCTTTGAAAAAACCAGGATTGTGACCGTTTGTTCGTTCGATGTAGATGAATTTACCAGTACGTCTTCCATACGCCTTGAGTTCTTTGGTAAATGCCACGCTGCTCTTATACTTCCGACCGTCGCGCATACAGAAATCTTTATACTCACCATATAGTTTGGTGGTCATAGAAACCTTCGTCTCGTCAAAGTCGAGGCATGATGCAATGAATCCATCCACTGAAGAGTTTTCTTCTCGGTATTCAGCCAATGAAATTTCTTGCTCTCTCGTGGTTACAAACCTTCGTTCTTTCTGTAAGTCTTTGAACCCAGCGACCATCCAGTTCAAAATTCCTGACAATTCTTTTGCCAAGGTTCCTTCACCAAACCTGAGATCCATATCTGGATTGTCTCGGAAGTTATTTCCAAACTGCACCACTGCCATACGTCTTTCGGTAGCATTCGATGAGTCGTCTACTCGCGGCATAGTGTTCACTGAAAATACAAACTTGGCTTCAGGTCGGAAATCGAGCTGATCTTTAAACTTCACATCAATAGTCATTGCTTCACCACTTACTAATTTCTTTAATTTGTGTGATTGATAGTAGTTACCGCTAACCTCTTCAATAATGTTGAGGCGCTTCCCGATCAACCCTTTCATCCCGTATTGGCCGTACAACCCTTCGAGGTCAATGTTAGAGGTGGCTTGCTTACCAATTACCATCGCTAATGTGTCGATAAAAGTTGATTTACCATTTCCACCATCACCAACAATAAACAAGGCTTTTGCATATGCTACTGAGCTCGTCAGTAAGTACCCCGCAAATTGCTGGAGTAGCCTGGCCTTCTCTTCACTTTCAGATCCTTCCATCCACGCTTGCACACACGTTGCCCACGTTGGAGCGGTTGCCGCTGGATCAAACACCACTGGCGACTGGATCAGAGTTACAAAGTCTGGAGTGTGTTCTTTCAGTTCACCTGTCGATAGTTGTAGTAGTCCATTTTTCACGTTAAAGAAATCACCCTTGTCTGGAGTTAGTACCAAGTCGGGAATAATCGAAATGAGACACGCTACTTTGTCGGACACATTTCGTTTGGTTCTATACCCCCACAACATATCTTCATGCAGCATATTGAGCACGATCCCCGACAAATCTTGGTCGGATAGCATTTTATATACACCATCGTAATAATTGAATACGATCCCAATCTCATTCTTTTTGAGGTGCGGGTACCGACTCACTATTTCGTATTCGTAGTTACTGAACCGAACTTTGTCAGTGTCCTTTTTCTTTTTGGCAACGTCAGTGTATGCCATCTGGATCTTCACCTGCTCTTCAGGGCTCATGTTGTAAGCAATCACATCGTTCTTGTACGAGTATGTGTAATCACCTTCAAAAGCTGAGTTGATAGTGTTCGCAATCTCTTGAGGCCCGCTGCGCTCAGACTCGATACCGTGCCAGCCAACTTTCATGATGTGCTCAAGCGCATCCTTTTTTTTCCAGCCCGCTTGCCGCATTTGTGTCGCCACAATCAGCAACGCCATATTACGTGACGCGATGTTCGGTGGTAATGTCCCAGCTTCACCAGAAATTAGTTTTTGAAATGACGGTCGATCCTCAATTGGGTACGCCTTGTTGACCATGTCGAAAAACCCTTTGCGTTCCGCATCTGCATATTTCTGCATCTTTTCACCCTGGGCTGTCTCCGGGAATGGTGCGACTAGCTGCTGCGCTTCAGTCGGGAATACCTCTTCGACTTGGTCCATTGAGTAAGTTGCAGATGGTTGTTTAAATAACCCTTTGATTTTAAACGGGGCGTTTTTTACCCCACCCTTGTACGCATCGCCAGATTTTTTCCAGTAGTATGTGCCTGGAATTCGCATAATTCGAGTCAGATCTTTTACCACGGGATCGCCCTTGAGTATTTTTACAACCGATTGCTCGATCCTCTCCCACCGCGCAATAGCCAACTGCCATTCTTCAGCGGTTACTTCTTCTTTGTAAATTGGCTCGTCAAGTACCCAGTACAAGTGATACCCGTTACCTGTCTCAAGAATAAATGTCGGGCACAGTTTGTCTTTTATAAACTCTAGCTCTGCTTCGTCCTTCCGATCGTCAATGTCTACAAAAAAAGCATTGAGTGACGTACAGCTTTCTTTTTTTGCATCAGGTGATCCTTGGAATCCGTTTACTGTGAAATAGGATTCATACCCCATTTTCTTATTGAGGTCGTCACGACGAACGTCAGATGATACTGGCGGTCGACCTTCACCCGTTTGGTCCAGGTACCGAAATACATGGTCGGGAAAGCTATCTAGAAATTTATAGTTTTTTAATGGCATGATTGTTTGGAACTAGTTCTGATGAACTGATCTCCGTGAAATATTTTTATGGCTAATTAGTCTCCACACCAATTAGTTAAAAATATTTCAACGGGGATCAACTAATCAAAGTTGATTGTCACACACACAAAACAAAACGGACTCTCAGTTAAAATGGAAAGCCCCTTCGACAAGGCAACATTTTTTGCTGAAAATCCGTTCTGTGTTGTGTGTATGACTGGATTGTCGTTGTCGAAGTATTGTTTTTCATGAGTGTTCCTCTATTGTACCTTGCTTGCTTGCCCAGCTTCAACTGCGGCATCTCCGACAGTTTCAGGTAGCGTCTGAATTGACCCTGCTGCGTACTGTCCACGGATAACTCCTTGCTCATCGAATTGGTCAACCATGCCTGTGATGCGGTATTGAGCCAATCCAACTGATTCAGCTGGAGTCTGCTCGTCTTCTGGAGTCTCTTCTGGAGTCTCTTCTGGAGTCTCTTCTGGAGCCCCCTGCTCTGATTGAGTAGTTACCCCCTCTTCAAGCCTTTGATCGTCGTTTTGTGGTTCTGGTGACATATAAAATATGAATTTAATTAGTAGTCGTCTTCGTCCGCGACTTCGTCACTTCCTCCAACTTGCTCTTCTACCTCCATTGCTTGATCAGCTGCTGTGGCTTGCGCTACAGGTTGCTTCTCTGGCAATTTTGGCACAATGTGCTCCATTACCATAGCGTATAGCCAGTTAACCTGGTCGGTGTCGTCCCATTGCTGCACCCCTTTAATTGTCACTTGAGTCATTGGTGGAAGTCCGTTGGGGTTCTCTCTCGTGTATGCGTGCTTCAGTGTCACCCCATCTTGAGAAATAAATAGTGATGATTTCTTTTTCCCATCCTCCATTTTTTGTGCTGGTTGCACTTTCATCTCTTTGTCTAAATCGACGTTCGGCAACATTTTAAGTATATTCTTCGCAAAAGAATTACTATACGATAACTGTAGATTAAAGATTTCTCCATTATCTTGGAACTGAAACATCCAGTTCTTACCATATGACGAATCTTGGGTTTTGATCCCGACCAACTTCCCTGTGAATTCGCTGTAGTATTTTTCATGTACAGTGTTACCTAGTTTGTTAACTCGGGCGGTCGCTCCTTCAGTCCCTTGCGGTACTCGAATGCAAAACTTGCCTTCTAAAATAGTAATGTAGTTCCCCGTCTCTCGATTGTCTAATCCCATATAATTGTTTGATTGTTATTTTTTTGATTTGTAACGGTCTTACGCCGTCAGATTTTGATTGTTTTGAGGAATCTAAACCTTCGACTAGTATACTATATGTCGCTGTCGACACAAGTACCTATTTTGTGCATAACCCTGGGGATATCATTTGGTAGCTGCGTATACCTCCAAGTCGCTCTTCATTCTGCTCTCGGCGGCTTTTATCATGATGTAATGTGTACCGCAGTATGCAGCCGTGGATCTTAAATCCAGTCTCAGTTGCCCTTCTCGTTTACATACTGTGCAGGTACTCATATCATCTATTACTCGGCTTCTTGTAGCCATACGATTACTTTAAATAAAATAAACAGTACGACTCCAAAAAGATATATTGCTATTGCTAGTGTCATGATTGTTGTTCGTTTACTTTTTTGATAATTTGATTATATACTTTTTCGGTCGCGTCTGCATCTGGACATGATTGTCCGGCACAATAGTCCCCGGTTTCACCAATCTTTACCATCGCGTACTCACCTTCGAACATAAGTGTCCCTTTCTTTGGGTACCACAGAAACTTTCCTGTGAGGTCTGGGTATGTCAGCCCTAGTTGCCATGGCTGGTACTTCACCACTTTGATCCCCATCGCTTCAAGGAATTCGTAGTCAACTTGCTCGTCGTATTCTGTTTTAATTATTTCGTTCATGGTTATTTTAGTTTAATTCCTCGTCTTTTCTGCTCTTTTGGCGAAATCAAATCTGGAAAATATTTTTCAACTCCGTCAACTTCTTTTTTCTCGCAGTTATCGAAATCCAGAATATATCGCTCGTTGTTTAATTGACAAGATCCGTAGTGTCTTACTACTGATAATTGACTATTTGACCAATTTGGATAAGGAATTACATCTGGCCATTTTTTTTGATTCATGAATTAGTTGTATATCGCTTGTAATAATCTGTCATCCCTGATTGCTGTAGGTGCCACAGATAACTTCCTTTAGTTGGTCCAGTTCCTTTTCTTTTATCTCGGAGTTTTAAATTTGTGCAATGTTTGCAGTTGCTCTGTAACCCATCCTTCTTTTGCTTTTGGTTACCAAACTCAGAAATATTTTTTTTGATTTTGCAGCAGTAACACGTTTTCATATTAACTGTGTATTCTGCAATTTGTAGGGCATGATGGCGGTCTTTTTTCGTCTATTTCATAACAAGTCTCGGTTTCTTTTTTAGTCACCACAATGTGACAATGGCCTTCATCTTCGTTGTGTAAATCAAACTCAACCCTCCCCGACTCCAGCTTCGTTATTTGAGCTTGAGTCATTTCTATTCTTATTTCCATTTTCAATAGTTTTAATTTTTTTGATAATCTCGTCGGTTGTGAATACCTGTTTGTGCGATATCCCGACATAGAAATCGCAGTCGTTTTTTTGTTGTCGTCGAAATGATGGTTTGTGGCTTGAGAATCTAATTTTAAATATCAGGTCGCCTTTTTCTACAAACACATACTTCGAGTCTTTCACCGTGTGAATTTTTACCTCCCAACCAGCCTCCAGCATCTTCCACATAAACGTCATATACTTTGGCGTCGAATACTGGCTTGGGTAACTCATGATCATCCGATCGACCCGAAACTTCGTCACTTCCTTAGCGATGTGCTGATTGACTCGAAACTTAGACTTCATTTTGTTGACTCTTGAGGATTTCGAGTAGTGCTGTCAATTGCGCAATGATGTCGAGTAGTTGCTCGCGGTGCTTTTGTTCAATCAGTGCAACTTCAGTTGATGTCGCTGAAATCATTGGCGCTGGTGCTCGTTTCACTTGTAACGGTTCGTCGATTGATTCCATTACTTCGATGTAGTCGGTTGACTCAATTGGGAAACATTCGAACACTCCCACTGAGCAAAGAAACTGCTCGCGCTCTGGTGTCATGGCTTCAGCTGTCGATAATCCGATGATGAATCCCGCAATGAATAATGTGATTAGTATAATGATTATTTTTTTAGTCATATGTTATTTTAGTTGATTTTTAAACTCTGTTAATTCGACGTGATTATATTTTATGTAATTTGTCGCGTCTCGCAATGCTGTCAATATTTCCCTGTCATGACTGAATACTTTTGGTGTCGCACCTGGTGCCATTACTAGCACTTGCTGTGGTCGCTCTACCATCGAATAAATGCCGCCGATTTTGATTGTAATTTCTTTGTTCATAATTAGTCTCCAAAGTTAATTCTTTTTTGCTTTGTTAGTAATCTACGGTGGTCGAGGCATACGTGCACCATTCTCCCTTCACCGCTAGCTTCGAGATATTTAGCTGGTGCGGTGCACGGTGTCCATTCGCACCGGGTTGGTTTATTTGTTTTTTTGTCATACTAGCGATTCATTGGCATTAATAATGCCTTGGCGGTCTGCACTTTTCCCGGCTCTTCACATTGCGCCGTGATAAATAATGGTTTGTATTTTGTCGTCGGTATTCTCAGTGTCACGGCCTCGAACGGGTCAAGGTTTTTTAGGATGTCGCAGATTTCAGCTAGAAACCTCGCATTCACTTTGTGTTCGATATACTCCACGTCTTTATCTTCGTTGAGTATCATGTCGATATTGGGGTATTTGTCCCCTGACACGGCGGGTTTTACTTTGATATCTTTCCCGTCGATTCGATCCGTCTTTTTTAGTTTTACTTCTTTTTTGATGTCGTCCGCAAAATATAATGTCGGTACTTCTTGCTTTTTACCTGTCGCGCTCATCTCGATCAGTCGAAATGAATCAGTGGCGATGGTGCGGTCGCCGTATAGTGCGACACATGCTAGTTCTGGTTTGATGCGGTTCTTGTGGGCGATTTTGCCGATGGCAAAGTTGTTTTTGTTGTACATGATGATTATTGGTTAGATTTCATACTGGTTAATATTTGTTCCCACTGTTTGATGGTGTGAATACCACTAGCGATTTCTCTGACTGCAATACCGTCTCGTCGAAACTGGGTATCTAGCAGCCGTTGCTTTTGGGCTTTGTTAGCACAAAATACTTTAAATGTGCGTCCGTCTTTAAATGTGATTCTGTATAATGTTGTCTGCATGATTTTGTCTGATTATTTGTAATAGTTTCTTGTAGTGCTTGCCCGCGCGGTTAATGTTGTGGGGTATACGATTGATCTGGGCTTGGATGCGGTCGCGATCGTAGGGTTGTACGTGCTGGTAGTATTCGGCTGCTGTGGTGATCATAGGTTGTCGATCACACTGTCGATCGCGTCCCTGTATATGTCGTCTTCGATACTGGCAAGGTCGTGCGGTGATACGGCGTATAGATGTTGTCGCAATGTCTCTTTGTCGGTGGTCATATTATTTAAGCATATATAACAAGGTTTCTAATTGCTTGGGATCTTGCTCGCTGGCGTGGTTTTCGTACTCGTCGGCGATTGTTAGCATGATCGCTTGCTTGTACCCCTCGCATTTGTCAAAGGTGCCACAGTAGTGCTCCATAGCTGCCTCCAGCTTCTCAAGGTTCTCGTCGTCGTTGCTAATATTGTTTAGCGCGTTTTGTACTTGGTTGATTTGGTTCATGGTGTTAGTTGATTACTTTAATATTAAGCTGGCCTCGGTTTTTTAGAATAGCGATGTGCTTGGCGATCCGTTTGGATTTGGTCGCGGGTGTCGTCGCTAGGGTGTCGATCCGTTCTTGGCGGTCTGGGCTGATCGATGTGATGGTAGTTGATTGCATGATCTCGGTACGTGTTAATTACTAATTAGGACAATAGAATGCTGTGCTGTCGTCGGCGTGCGCTAGGTATAGATTCCCGTGACACATTGTGAAGTCATCCTCGGCGTGTGGTAGTAGTGCGATGCACTGATCGAACTGGGCTGGCGTCAAATAGTAGTCGGGCAATTGGGTGAGGTAGTGCGCGTGGGTGGCGCAGGTGTGTGCTTGCTGGCGGTCCAGGGCGATGGGTATGATTATGATGACTGCCAGTAGGGTAAGAATAACTAGTGCGGTTTTGATAAATAATATTTGCCTAGCGGTTTCTTTTTTAAATTGTGCAAGGGTTTTCAATTGTCCGTTCTTTTTAAATACTGGGATTAACATAATGATTGAATTAATTCGGGTTAGTTAGTGATCGGTCAACAACTTCCTGCATGTACTGATAATCGACGTGGGGCGAGTGTTGGTTGATCTGCATGATTTTGATCTCCTTGGCTACGTTCTCTTGTCGCACAACGGCTATATACTGTTGTCGATCTGGTGTCACTGCATTTATTGTAGGCATAGAATTTTTTTAAGTTCGATAATATCGTCGGGGCTTTGTTCGTCGGCATGGTTCGTATACTGATCTTCAATGGTTTTTCGTAGGGCATACTTGAATCCCTCGCAGATATCATAGTTGCCACAAAAATATTCCATTCCCTTTTCTAGTAGTTCGATATTCTCGTCGCAACTTTCAATGTCGTCGATCGCTTCGAGTAAGTCTTCAATTTCTTTTGTCATAGTGATTATTATTAGAATTGCATAACTAGAATACTTTTAAGTGGGTCGCGGTGAGCGGTGTCACCTATTACAATATTTTCAACGTCGAGCACGGTTGTGTTATCTTCGAGCCATTCTCGGGCTTGCTCTTCAGTAGTTATTTTTTGATCGTCGGGCAAGTCACTATCGTCACCGTGGTGTTGTGTATACACTTCAAGTGCATTGTCGTATTCGCTCCAGTCACAACGAATTGCAACGTGGTCAAGTTCGATATCTTCACCTATGTCGTCGGACAAATTCTCGTAGTAGTCAAACAGTGCCTTGGTTGCACCATATGTCCAGTGTGCATATTCGTCAGCTAGTAGCACGTTAGTGAATCGCCATTCGTTTACAGTTTCTTTAATCATAGTTATTTTGTGTAGTGGTTTATAAGTTCGTTTTCTACTCGCTCCAGGGCTTCGAGCATGTTTTGGTTGTTGTACCCTTGCTCTTGAGCGTCATAGTCATACGGGTCGATAAAATCGTCGTCAGCCATGAGTGCCTTGCCATGTTCGATACATTGCATGATCACGTTGTACTCCTGCTCTGTTAGTTTTCGCATATTAGTAGCCGTATTTAGTTTTTAACTCTTCGTGGTCAATAAAGGGTGAATTTGATAGTTCCGACAATTCGAGTAGTTCCGCATACTCTTCCTGTATCGCATTTTGTCGGTACTGTTCGAGTAGTATGTCTCGGTTCGCTTCGAGCGTGTCGATTGCTTTTTGGTTTATTCGTATTTCTCGAGCCTGTTCAGCTTCGTTTAGTGGTTTGGTATACGTCACTTCATGAGTAAAGGCACTTGCAACTTTGATCCAGGTATCGTCGATAGTGTCACCGTGGGCTTGTATTAAGATAACGGTAATTAGTGACAGTATGAGAATTTCTCTCGGGTGTCGGTACGTCCAACTATTCGTGACGTTGTTTTTAATTTGTTTTAGTTTTTGCATAGTTATTTTTTAATTGGTTCGCATTCGATAACTTCGTGCCAACCGCCGTTGCTTACTAGCATGTCGTGTTGGTCAAAATAGTAGTCTTCAGGTGTATAATCGTCGGCCGTCTTTTTGTTCAGGTAGTAAGCGAGCATGGTTTGTTCACGGTTGCCCATCCACCAGAATCCGCTACGGTCTTGCAATTTGTTTTCGTGGTATTCATCTTTGTTATCGACGAGACAAAATTGCACTAGCTTTTCGTGGTCAACTTCAAAGTCAATCCAACCCTTGTCAGTCGAAAAATTGTATTCACGTGGTGACGTTGGTTCGCCGTTTGGTTCGATTGCCAGCACAATATCGTCGATACAATTATCTCGCATTAGTTCAATACAGTTATCGAACAGCATTTTTACTAGCTTTTTGTGGTCATACGCCCAGTCGAAGTCGTCATAGTTGTAGTCGGTACCGTGCTCTTCATTATAGTATTCGATTTCAGACTCTTCGTGGTTATCACTCAGGAACGTAGAATACGTGTCGAGCGTATACGGGGTGTATAGGGTTTCAAGTGTTATTTTCATGGTGTTATTTTGGTTAACGTGGTCGGCAATAATGTTGCGAGCTTTTATTGCGTGTTCAGTTAGTTGTGCCATATTATTTTGCTAGGGTTTTTAATTTGTTAGTCGCTATTTCAATTTTGGTTTGTTCGTAGTCAATTGACTCTTCGATGTGCATTTGCAACTCTTCGATGTAAAATTCAGGCTTTTCTAGTTCGTTACAGTATCGCTTGTGCATGTCGACAATTCGAGCGTGTACTTTGTCGATGTATGCAATTGCATTATCAACGGCTTTGCACTGTTCACGCTGCTCTTTTTTTGTCAGGTATTCGATCGCATAGTCGTAGCCTTCTAAGTAGTCGCCTATAGCGTCGAAGTCGAACACAACCGCCAGCCAACCGCCAGAACGTCCACCGTAGTCGAGTGAGTCCACTTGAGCGGTTTCGTTCTGTAGTGTGTCGTCGTCTTTCAGTGACTCAAGTAACCATTCTCGGGTACTTTCAATATCACGCCATTTCAATTCGTCGCAGAATTGATCCACGTCTATGTCGAGTACCGTCACAGCTTCTCTTTCTCTTTCTGTTAGTCCAGCCAGTACTTTGTCAGTGTCTACCCAGCAGTGCATTTTCACGTTGATACAGTCAGCACTTTGTCGGTTCGTGTACCACCATGAATGATGCCCTAAGTCTTTTTGCATACGGGTCAAGTATTCTGCATTGTGGTCGTGGGTTGTTTGGTCGTGTAGTTTTGTCATAGTGTTATGAGTTTAGGGTTTTTACAATGTGAGCGATATCTGAGTCTAAGTTGTACGATTGCACAACGTAACCGCTACCATATTTTTTACCGCGATATTTTTCGAGTCCGACTGATAGTCGTAGTTTGTCGGGCATTTTGTCGAACAGATACACGGGCACGTAGTAACGTGGGTTGCCGTATATGTCCGAGTCAATACGGGTAAAGTCGTCGGGTGTTATTGCATTTTTTTTCATAGCGTTATTAGTTTAGTTTGATAGATATACAACGGCCAGCACGGTTGCGACGATGGTCACGATTAGTGCACGGGTTGCAATGTCTTTCAATTCTGATACTGCTTTACTTTGTCGGTACGATTGTATCGCGTGGGCTTTACTTTTTGTCAGTTTGATATTTTTTGACGGTTTTCCGTCGATGTAATGAATCATAATAATGATTATGTTGTGGCATTTGGTCGGTTGTAGTTACTTTTTGTCTACTGTCGATGCCGTTTTATAATGTGCGAAACGATACATATATATGAGTTGGTACGTGGCTCTTATAATTTGATTACGTGGCTCTGTACTCTATTCGATAATACCGCAAGCTTGGTTGAATCGTGTAACATCAAAATTTGGGTTTTCTGTTACAAAATAACTTGCTAGTGCTATAACGGTTTTATCGTACGGCAAAACGTGGGCAATTGTGCCGTTTTGCTTTTCGACGGTTGTGGCGTTGTCCTTGATAATTTGGGCAATGGCTACAAAGTTTTTTCTTGTCATATGTTTTTTATACATTAGTTGATTGGTTTACCAACTCATATATATGTATCGTTTCAATGTACTAGTCAGATGTCTTTCTGACTTATTTATATACTATCATATGTCACTGTCGCTGTCAAATACTTATACCCAGTATTTATGGTTGCGCGATGTTTTTATATTATGTCAAGTTTATGATATTTGGGGTGTATTTTGGCTATAAGGTATGTTTTTTTAAAAAGCTATAAGGTAGGGTCTAGGGTAGGTTTTTTTTAGGGGTCTTGTGATAGGCGAGGTTGGTAGGCCCCTAGAGAAAATCGATCAAATATACCCTTTTGTACCCTCTTTTATATTATGCCACACCAAAAAACGGTGGTCAAAAAAAATCAATATGGCTTAAAATAAGGTTTATTGACGGGGCACAAGATTCATGACATAACTCGTGCCCCACTCGTGCCCCGGCCATTCTGGCCTATTCTATAAGGTTATTTTCCTCCTCGGGGCACGTGGGCACAAGATTTTAAAAAAAATTAGTATTTCACTTTTTTGATTTTGTTTTACGACAAACGACTTTTTGGCTTTTTCGTGCCCACGTGCCCCATTTGCTAGCTGTTTGGTGTATAGCTTGACAGAATCACTGTTTTATTTGACGGGGCATAAGATGTGTGGTAAATAAGTTGTGCCCTCATGATTTTAAGAAATGTCAATAGCTAGAAATTTTTATAAGGTATGATCGAGTCGCCCCAAAATAAATATATTTTTATGCCATATACCCCGAAAATTTTGAAAACTTTTTAAAGACTTTTCACTTTCTTTTTTTAAATTTTAAAAACTAAAAATAAAGCGGTAGGGGGCTACCCCTATCCAGGTACCCCGGGTGTGTTACTAAGAAAGGGTCCCCCTCCCACACACAGGACAGATATATATTTTAGTGAACCAGGACGGATATATATTTTAGTGAACCATGACAATGATCCTGGACAGATATATTTTAGTGATCCAGGACAGATATATTTATTCACTACAGCTGATCCGTAATAAAGACCCCTTAGTCGTATTTAAAAAGTCACTCAAAAAATTTTTTCAAAAAATCTGCCAAAATCAAAGTTACTATGATATTCTATAAGGTATGAAACGACCGAAGAACGGTTCTACTGTAAAACAATACGCTTATGCGGTTAGACGACTAGGCGGTAAAGGTAGTACTAAAAAAGAGATGGCAATGCTATCAGGATATTCACCAAAAATGGCAAACAACGCTAAAAACAAAATCGAAGAAACTGAAGGCTACCAAAACGCTATTATCAAGCTCGCTGCTGATAGTAATAATTTGTTGCTCGGAGTGATGGCTGAGTTTAAAGCCAGGGGGCTAAAGAACTTTTCAAACAAAGATCTGAACTCTGCGCTTAATGCGATTAGTGGTGCTTGGGATCGAATTGAAAAAACTCGTGCACCGAACCGACTCAAAACTCCTGAAGGTAATCCGTTGCGAGCTATTTTTACTGAACGAACACGCACTGCTACTTTTGAATCGTCTCCAGGCGAAGAAGCCGCTACCGCTAGTGAAATGGAAACACCAGTTGTTTCTTACGAGGTGAAGGAGGAAAAACCAGAAAAGAAGAAGAAAAGTAAAAACACTAAAAAGGAAAAAGAAACCGCTCCGCTAAGCGATGAGGAATTAGATTTTTAATATGGTTGATGTTCACTTTCAAAAGAAGCATAACGATTCGCTGATCCAGGCGCTGATTGCAAATCCCGATCTTATTGATGACAAGCGGTGGCGGATTGATAACCTGTATTGGATTATTACGAAGTCGGGGACAAAAGAGTTGTTTGCGATGAACCGGGCGCAACGGCATTTTTTTGAAAACTATCTTATTAAATCGGGTGAGGTGTATTACCGACACTGTGTGCTCAAAGCCAGGCAGCTCGGATTCACTACGTTTATTGACTTGTGGATTCTTGATGAGATTTTGTTTAACACCAACCGTGAAGGATTGATTATCGCGCACACGCAGAAAGACGCGACTGAGATTTTTGATCGAAAGATTGATTATGCGATTCGAAACATGTGTGACGAGATTAAACAAGGAGCTTTTAAGTTGGTGAAAAACTCAGCGAAAAAGATTCAGGTGGTGGTGGACTATGGACCGGAAGAAGGTTCCACTTCAAGTATCAATGTGTCGGGGTCCGCTCGCTCGGGTACGTTTTACTACGTGCACATTTCTGAGTTTGCGAAACTGTGTGCGACTTACCCGCGAGTAGCTGCTGAAGTAGAAACTGGTACATTCCCTGCGGTCCCGTTTGATGGATTTATTTTTATTGAGTCAACTGCTGAAGGTATGGCTGGTCGGTTTTATGAAATTTTCACCGAGGGATGGCGTAATAAAGACACGATAACACCCATGAAATCAAGAGTGATGTTTATGGCTCACTTCTATAACTGGCAGTACGACGATTCGGAAATGCTGAAGATCACGGAGACGATCCCAACGAAAGAGATGGAGCTGTGTGAGATTGACTGGGGTGAGTATAAAGAACAGCACAAACTCACTGATATTGAAATCACGTATTACTACATGAAGTGGTTGCAGATGGGAGGAAAAAACTCGAGTGATGCGATTCACAAATTGCACCAGGAGTTTCCCACTACTCCAGAAGAAGCTTTCTTGTCTACCGGGCAAACTTATTTCCCGACCGCGCAAGTATTTGAAATGATGCAGACAGCAGTATCTGGGACCAAAGGGGAACTAAGCGCAAACGAAAAAGGGGAAGTTTCTTTCCAGGAATTTTCAGCGGGGGATCTGGAAATATTTGAAATGCCACAAGACGGTCAGCGATATATCATCGGGGGCGATACCGCGGAAGGACTCGCTCACGGAGACAGTCAGATTTTGTATGTGTTGAAACATAAGACGGAGGAGTGTGTTGCTGTGTATAAATCAAACGTGCCACCAGATGAGTTTATCGGTGTTGCTTATAACGTCGGTAAATTTTTCAACTGGGCGCTACTTGCAGTTGAGTCAAACAAAGACGGGCTGTGGGTAAACGATGGGCTTGATAAAATGGGCTACGTGAATTTGTACTACCGAAAGTCGTTTGATGACATTACAAAAAATGTCACAAAATTCTTTGGATGGAAAACCACTAGTGCAACCAGACCATTTGCGCTCGCGGCACTCAAGGCGGTGTTTCTCCGGAAGAAGACAGGATTTCCTCAAGCTATTTTGTCTGAGATGATTACGTTTCTTCGAAATGCGAAAGGAAAGCCGGAAGCATTGGCTGGTAAAAATGACGACGTAGTTATGGCGGCTTCAATTGCGTATGCGGTTATGCAAGAACAAGGCGAGTATCAAACGACAACTTCTGACGAATCGTTTTCGATGACAAAAGCGATGTTTGGTGAAAATCAAAATGCTACAATGCCAGGAGCACCTCAACAACCAAGAAGTGAATCAACCGCGGGGGTCAGAGAATTATGATAAATATATTATGGCGAGGAGATACAAATCACTCCATCACAATCTTCAAGAAGGTCAGAATGTTGTTTTTCATCGTGAGCACAGATCTCCAAGGAATCGTAGTAAAATCAAAAAAAATCCACTTCAACAATACAAGCGGTCAAATCGAAGGAAGTGGAAGCAGCTTCAAAGTTGCCCCGGATTTCTGGCTGCGATCCACAAACCTATTCAAAAAAAGAAAAAAAAACGGAAGCGAAAGAAAAACTGTTGACAACTCGCCACTTGTTTTATCTGAGTTAAACTAATACTATTGCACATATGGACGATTACCAAGCAGCTACTTCTAAGAAAAATAAAGATACTCGAGATAAAGAGTCTTTTACATTTGTCGAGGACAAAAAAAAGCTGATGAAAGATTCTCAATATCGAACTCGTTTTGATCAACTTTCAAGAGAGATCGCTGAGAACATCATAAACACCACTGTTTCATATGGTGAAAAGAAGTACGAGAAAAGCGGCTGGGGATCGATGGTTTTTTATAACAAAATGGCTAACGGTGGTTACGACATAAACGTATACCCGCACAAATCACCTGATCAGAATCAAAGCCAGTCTGGAGTACCGGTATCACAAGAACCAATTGCACTTTCAAAAATTCTCATCGCAACCAGTGTTCTTGCTGGTAAGGTTCCAGATGCTCAAGTGATTGGTGACGACAAGGTGTACAACAAAGCTGCGTATGAATTGTGGAAACGAACATGGACTCTCAAAGGGGCTAACGGTCAAAACACTTTAGAGCGAACATATCAGAACTTGCTCACTTACGGCTGGGCCGCGTGGCGAACATATCCGCGACGGGTTTCTGTTAAACGAAAAGGAATCGACAAGATTTTGTTTGATGACGTGTACCGGGAACCGATGGATCCAGATCGAACCTGGCTTGGAGTTGGTCAGAACGTCGGTGATTACTGGTCAGCATTTGAGGTATATTACGAAAAAGATATTCTCAAGGATGAGTTTTTCAAAATGGTTCCAGAAGCTGAAGAGCATAAGAAAAAAAGAAAGTATTTCGAAGCCACATCTTCAGAAGAATCAAAGAATGAAAACCAACTGCTTTCACAAAATTCGTACACAATTGGGTATTACGAAAACGTACTGCTCAACCGGTACGTGGTGAAGTGTGGAAAATTTATTATCTACGACGGGGAATTACCAAACGAAGATTCCTACGGATCGATTATGGTTGCCCGATGTTTTGTAAAAAATATCTTGGACCCATATGGCGTGGGGTTGTACGAAATGATGCGCGGTAACACGGCTTTGTTTACTTATATTAACTCATTAAATGCTCAGCAAGTTGAGGCGGAAATTTTCCCGCTACTGTTTGGTCCACAGGTGCAAAATGGTACGAGCACTTACCGTCGGTCACCAAACGTAATTAACCCAAAGAATCCAGGGACTTCAATCGACGTAGTAAAAACTTCTGGAAACGTCCAGCAAGGAATCGCATTTGGTCGAGATCAAAAACTAGCAATTGAAGAAAACACTGGAGTCAACAACATCGTCGCTGGTCAAAACGGAGAAAGCACTTTGGGGGCTACGGTGATTTTGAAAGAGGCGGCATACAACCGTTTGACTCCACCGCGTAACTCGATGATGAACGCATTGCAGACAGACGCACACATTGCACTGTCCTGGATTGAGCAGACGTATCCAGTCGATAAAGTTTTTATGGTCGACAAAGATGAAGACATTGCTGAGTTTGTAAACCAAAACCCAGACTACTTTGTTGAAACTCAAGAAATCACAGGAGACGATGATGAAACCATTGTTGGTCACGTTATCACTGCGTCACGAAATCTCCGACTGAACTTTGACTTCACTGAAGAAGGTGAGTTGCTTGAAGATGTCCCAACGAGGACCATCGCTGCTCGAAACTTGTTCCAGGAAATGAACGAACATGGTCACAAAAAAGCCTATCTTGAATTTATTATTGATCCGGACTCAATGCTTGTTCCGTCAATTGAAATCCAAAAACAAAACTACATGGCGATTTCTCCAATCATTACAAATCAAATTAACTTGATTTTCCAATTACGGAATAATGATCCTGAAGCTGCAGCATCACAGTTGCGTGCGTTTGAGCGGTTACTCAAGATTCAAAAAGAAAATATCTACGACTACATTCCAAAAGGATTGTACGACAAGATTATTTCTATGGAACCAGCTGAAGGTATTCCAGAATCTCCAGAAGAACCAATTGATAAAACTAAATTGTACAAAGACGCTCCAGCTGATGTGCAGCGTGAAATTGAATCCCAAGCTGGACTTGAACCGTCTCAAGACAACATGACAGCTCCACAAACTCCAGGAACAATTCCACCAATTAAACGACAAAATCCTCCTACCGGGATTCCCGGTGAATCGTCTGATCCAAATTTAGCTCGTCCACAAGGTCCAGAGCAACTCGCTCGACCGCAAAGTCCGATGGGGGCAGCGGTTGACGCAAGTGTAGGAAGGGCTGCTAACTTACCGTTTTTCCCTGGTGAATAAAATAAAAATATATGTCTGAAGAAATTAACGAACAGTCAATGAAGCAGAAGAAAATAGCATTTGCCCAAAGTGAGCACGTTGCTATTGCGATTCGTATTTTGCAAGATTGTGGAAGTATTCAACAACTTGTTGGTGAGACAGAATACGCTACCGTGGTAAACGCGGTAACTCTTGATGCGCAGCAAGACATGATTAAAAAGTTTATTAATAGTTTGGATTCTATCCGAAAAAATAACTTCACAGAACAATAATGTCAAAAAAACCAGTAGAACTGAAAAAAGAAAAATATACGTTGCAGGTAAACTACAATGAAGAAGCTTGTGAAAAAAAGTTGATGAAATTCATTACACCTTCGGGAGATGAGTTTACGATTAGTGCCGAAGAAATGTCGACGATTCTTATTGGTCAAGTAAATTCTGATGTAGTTGAAGCTACGTTTGTTGAAACCGATCGAGTAAACGTAGTTGAGGTTGAACGCCAAATTGCGGTTCGTGCTGATCGAGACATTAAAAAAGGTGAAGAGATTAGATTAAATTATTCTCATCCGTACCCTGTGGAATTTGCGATTATCGAAGAAGCAGCCAAGATTGCTCGTATCAGAAAAAACGTACCGGTGATGACTCTTACTAAAGAATATATCGATAGCGTGAAAGGTCAGATTACTCCAGATCAACATAAGTTTGTTGACTCATTCTACAAATTCTTTAAAAATCTATTCAAAAGCAAATCAGTCACTAATTCTCCGTAAGGGAATTGGGGGCGTTATTATTTAAGAACCCTTGATAGGCAGGATAGCCATCATAACGTATGTCTCTAACGACAAAGAAAAATAAAGCAACTCGAATGGGTATTCCTTTTGAGGAAACCGTAACTGAAGATATCCTTGATCAACTAATTGCTGACGAAGACGCAAAAATTGCAGCGGAAAAAGAAGAGAAAAAAATTCAAGCTGAAGCTGCAAAAAAAGCTGCTGAAGTAGAAGCTGCAAAAAAGATTGTGTTAAAAGATACTGACGGTGACGATGTTGACCAGAAAGACTATTTCTTCCCACGGAAAATTGACGAAACAATCAGTGGGGAAAAATTCAAAAAAACTGATCAAACTGCTCCTGAGTGGTTTAACCGAACTTGCGGTTACCCAGTTGATCGAGAAGAAATGATTGAAATCTTCAACCAAAAGTTTCCAAAGAAAAAAGGCTTCTTGTTTTACAAGCAGCGAAATAGCGAAGTGTACTTGGTTATTGTTCCGTTGAAATACGCGACAACAATTACTGATTCAAACGAAGCTCAGGCTGGTGACTACCAACGACACGCAATTTCATTTATTACAGAAGGTTCTGTGAACTTAGATTCTCTAAAAATGAAGCTGGATCGGATTTCAAAGCACTCTTCTATCTCCAGGGAACCTCTTGCGTAAAGAGCAAGACATTGTATTATTAAAGTAACTCACGAGACGACTGCGATAGTGTCGGATAAAATATGAGCGATCAAACACCAAACGTACCTGAAGTAAACGATGATTCAGCGCTCGACGCAGAGCTGGAAAAAAGTATTGCAGATGTACAAGCTGGAAAAGTTCTCGAATCAAAAGACGAGGACCAGACTGCAGAAGAAGGAGCGACAGGAGCTGATGCACCGACTGGTGACGAAGCAGAAACGGGAGACGAAGAAACTCCAACTGAACCAACTGAACCTGCAGGAGAGGAAGCCGGCGACTCTCAAACCACTGGAGCTGAAGGAGAAGATGAATTCCGTATTCCTCACAAGGGAAAATGGGAAACTGATGAGGCCTATGAAAAGCGAGTTGAACTCTTCGATTTAGTTCGGAGAAGGCGAGCTGCTGAAACTCCGGAAGCAAAGGAAAAACTTTCTGAAGAAATATCAAAAGTAAAAGGAAACTTAAAACTATTGAGTGGAACAGAAAGATTTACTCAGCAAAAAGCTGAAGATTCTCCAGAAGGTGATCCCAATCCTGAATTAGACACAGATAAAGAACGAGCTAAACAGCTTGGTCTGATGACTAAGGAAGAAGCGGCGGAAATGTTCCGTCAAGAGCGAATGACTCAAGAAGTTCAGTCTGATTTGAAAGGTTTCGTAGAAGCACACAAACAGCTGCAGGACGAAGATGTTCGAGAAGTTTTCTTTGACTTTGTAGATAATAACTACAATTGGCAAGGTAAATCAGGCCAGGAACTAAAATCAGTTCTTGGAATGGCATATGAAAATATGTTTCGACCATCAGAAACTATGCAGCAACGAGTGCTGAAAGGAGCCGGTATTTCTGAAAAAGTAAATGCGATGCAGTTCCCTGGTGGAAGCACCACGAAAGGCTCACATTCACCAGAGATACAAAAATCAATCGACGAACTGAAAGCGACAGGAATGTCTGAGGAAAAAGCTCTTGAATTGCTTGCTGAAGATTAATCTTCATCGGTAATATTTTTGAAGTATGTTCACACAAAGTGTAATCAAAAATCCAAGCCGTTCTCTTCGAGACGTTGCGAAAGCATCTGCAGCTGTAACAACCAAAGGTTTTGTACTTCAGTACACAAACGGTTTAGCAGTACAGGGTGACAACGGAACTACTCGAACAGAGGTGATCGGTGTCTGTAACAAAACTATTTCAGCAGTAGACGCTGAGACAGTGGTTCCAGTAATCGACATTTTTGAGAAGGATGTTTGGATCGCAGACTCAACTAACAACTCCAACGCGGCACACAACGGACAGTTGATGGTGCTAGGAGCTAACGCAGGTTTGGTAAACAACACTGGTACAACTGCAGCCGCAGGTATTGTCCAGCAGGTCGGTGTTTATGGTGCTGCAGCTGACAGGAAGATTCTTGTGCAGTTTGTCCAATAATTATTAACACTCTAATTAATTTTAAAGTATGAGCGGAACAATTCAGGACTACGCAGTGATCGTAAACAATGTGCTAAAACACATTGCACCGAAAGTTGCACCAGAAGTTAAATCTGAATACCTTGACTTCATGCACAAGGTAGAAGACAACCAACGTATCTATTCAGATACAGGTGTCACCGGTTTGGGAATGGCCGAAATCATTCCAGACGGAGGTGTAGGTTCGTCTGATGCTCCAATCCAGGGGTATTCAAAAAACTACACGCAA